GGCGCTTCATGTTAGGAGATAAATAATGTCTGACAGAACCCCCATTTCTTTGATGGAACGGCAAAACATGGGCCTAAGTCCTGAAGACATGGAGGCCGTTGAAATCGAAGCCCTACCAAATGGTATGCAACAAGACGTTCTGCCAGAGGGTATAGAAATTATCGAAGAAGAAGATGGCGGCGTTACGCTTGATTTTGAACCGATGCGAGAGCGTTTGGGTGGTGATTTTTACGACAACCTCGCCGAAGTTTTACCCGACAGGGAGCTTTCAAAAATTGCCAACGAGCTGCTGGATCAATACCAGTCAAATCGTT